GGAAATTGTGCCGCTGGACACAAGAGTATTTGATGCTGACCAGCTATCACCGCCAACAACATTGGGGATCCAACCAGAGGCGCCCCCATAGACTTCATCCTGACCATTCGCGCCAGTAACTGAAAAATTCAGCGTATAGCCGTTCTCTGTCCAAGTCGTTGTTACTGGCGAACTGCCGGAAAGAGTGCCATTACTTCCGGCGGGGCTTGCGAAGGTGAAAGTTGTAGAGGCATAAGCTGGCCATGCCACTGTGAGTAGAAATAGCCAAGAAAGTGCGAAGAGCAATTTCTTGCATGATGAGGATATGAGGGCATTCATTATCTAATTATTTTTATGTTTAATGGGTTATTTGATGTTGTCCGACGATTTGCATTCGATTGAATTTCGCTTTGTTAAATGGCGAATTTTCGGATGCGCAATGCGGCGATTTTTCGCATTCATGCAATTATTGCCAATCAAATTGGTGATGACCATTTTTGCTCCCTCCACAAATCTACGGAACTTTTGCGTAACGCTATACAACGAAAATTGTACTTCAACGCAATGAAAATTGTTTCTGATTTTTAGGGTTCGGATGCCGGCACGGCCAGAAAATTCAGGTGTAACCCTGATTTCCTTTTTGATCTAACCGAGCAGAGCAGCATCTGCTTGCCCTAGTTCTCCGCTGCGTTTTGCCTCTGTAGCGTTTGATCACCACGCTGCTGGCAGTGCGTGGCTCGTTGTAGCAAGTCATGCCGGATTCTCTTTACCAACTTGTTACATTATGGCTGTTGGTAACTGGTGTCTGGGATCATGGCCTTGCAAGGCTAGGGATCGTTTCGAACGCTACCATCAATCATTCGCGAATTCCGCTTTTGGCTTGTCGGCTATATAGCCCGTTTATGAGACCAATGCACCGGTTGGCCTGCCAGTTGCTTTGCCTCTTTTACTGCGGCAGCACGTCGATCATCAAGGTATTCAGCCAGATCCGTAAGGTGTACGCCTCGTGCAGCCTTTTGAGATCCAGGCTCAATTCTTACCAGTGGGATTTTTATGTCGCCAGTCGAAACCTTACGAAGGAAGTTCTCAGTCGTCAGGTGGGGGAAGTAATCCTTCACCACGGCCGCGACCGGAATCACGGCCTGGGCGTTGTACTGCGCCATGAGCAGGAATGCAGTGTTCATGGGTTAAGTCCTAAATTGATTGCACGGGTAGGTATGTGGTTCCGGATACGTTCCGGGGATGGGTTGCCTGATGTGTTCACGGTGTCGCAAATTCGATTTGGTCGCACAGCCCATACGACGAACTGCAGCCAGCCTCTGTAGGGTGTTCAATCCCGTCAAGCAGATTGAATTGCTTTCCGCCTCTGGTGGTCTTTGACCACTCAACCCGCGCCCAGATATTCAAATCGGCGAAGACCGCGCGGCGATCCTTGCCTGGGTGCGCGTCTGCCATGAAGGTGCTGCCACCCCGCTTGGAGCACGCGCTCACGATCTGCTCCCAGTCTGCGATCCGCACCAGGTGCTCAGGAAACCGCGCGGCGATCTGGCGCAGCTCGGCCTTGTTGCAGTTGATGCAGGGCATGCAACCCACGCGGCCCATGCCTTGCAGGTACAGCGGGTTGGGCTGGACGTGGCGGCTGGCCGCGAACTCGAAAACCTGCGCCGCGGTCCAAGCCACGATGGGCCGGAAAATCCACAGACCGCCGCCGACACGCTCAAACAACTTGGCCTTGCGCCGGTTCTCGGACTCGTCACGTCGCACGCCCTGCCAGGAAATAACCCGGTGGCCGGCCTCCATGAGCTCGAGCTGGAACTCGACGGCCATGTTTCGCTTCAGCTCCTCCGTGCAGAACTGGGCCTTGCGGGAGGGGAAGCGGCCCTTCCACATGCACAGGTCCAGAAACGGATTGCCGGTGGGGTGCATCACGGCCAGGGCGCGGCGCTTGGCCTTGTTGCTCCAGCGCAGCTTGCGGCCCGTCCTGTCGCGCCCGGTGCGCACATCCCTGGCAATGAACATGCGCTTGGCCGCGAGCTGCTTCGTGAAATCAGCCTTGAGCCGAGTGATGGCGATGCCCAGCGCCTGCTCCAGGTAGGCCAGATAGTCGTAGGTGGCTTGGTGCTCATTGCCGGTGTCGCAGAAGATCGGCACCACGGACCCAGCAGGACAGCGCTCCAAGGCCAGCAGCAGGGTGGCGGTGCTGTCCTTGCCGCCCGAGACCGAGATGACGTGTTTCAGCATGGCGCACTCCTTTCAAGCAAACCCAGCTCGCCGAAGAAGCTGCACAAGTGCTGCTGCAGCCTGCAGCGGTACAACACCATTTCCGACCTGACGGAGCTGGTGAGTGCGGGATTCGTCCACCAGGTAGGCCATCCCATCAGCCAGCATGCGAACGCCGGGTTCAACCGCCGGGGCAAGGTCCGGTCTGTTGGCGACAATGTCCGCCCATCCAGGGTCGAGTGGACCGGGTGCAAAAAGTGGTGTTCCACGAAGTTCGGGAGCTGCTCGCCACCCGAATGACTCCGGCGCAATTGGCTCTCCTGACTGTTCGGTGTGCGGAAGTCCCGGCTCGCGGGCGTGGGCCAATGCTGAGCCTGCCCCGTCAACGTCAGGCGCTCCAGGCCCGGTGTGCCTCGATCGCGGGTGTATTCGTTGCCCTGTGAGTTGGACACACTCGGGGTCATCCACAAGGCCGAGCCTCGGCTCAAGTTCCCGCCCTGGGTCGACTTCAGATCTGCACCCGGGCGGCGCCCATCGTGCGATGTCGGCGTCGCCCATTGCTTGGCCGCCAAGGCAATCGTGGGCCGGTCTGCCGCACCCTTCGAGCTCGAACGATTGATGCGTTCGTGCCCCGTGTCCGGCGTTGGCCACGCGCCAGGCGAAACAGAACCACCGGGCCCGCCCATGGCTGGCACCCACATCGGCCGCTGACAAAGTGATCCATTCCGCATCCCACCCGCGGTCGGCCAGCTCTCCCAGGACGCGGGCGGCGGCGCGCTCTTCGAGAGCCCCTTCGGCTTCGTCCACAACGGAGGCGGTGGCAGTAGCGATGCCTGCGACGTTCTCCAGAACGAGGCCCCACGCACCGCAAGCGTCGGCGATGTCGAGAACCCGGAAGAAGAGCCCCGAGCGCTTCCCGTCCAGGCCGGCCCGGCGCCCAGCAATGGAGAGGTCCTGGCACGGGAAGCCCGCAATGACGAGATCCACGCAGTCGCGCCAAGCTGTGCCGTCGAAGGTGAGCATGTCAGACCAGACAGGCGCCGGATCAAGGGCTCCCGCTTCCATAAGCGTGACAAGCTGGCTGGCGGCAGGGGCTTCGCGCTCCACGTAGCAAACGGTTCGGTGCTCGACGCCAAGATGAGCGAATGCGGCGCGGACACCTTCTCCGAGCATGCCGACACCGGCACAAAGTTCGATGGAATGGAGAGCCACATCACGCCACCCTCTCCGAATGCCCGTCCCGAAACACCAGCAGGGGGCCCATCCGACTCGGCAGCGCAAACGCATCAATCGCACCAGGCCGCCCATCAAAGGGCCGCAGCTCCAGTGCCTTGTAGGTGTCGACCGACGCCCGGCAAGCCGGCGCCGGCAGCAGATGCGCCGTTTGAGGAATGGCCGGCGGTGGCACCACCGCCACCAGCGTGCGCGGCACCAGGTTGCCCTGCCCATTGGCCACGGCAGTGACCGCCTCGAGGCCTCTCTTGGTAATGGCATACCGAGCCGGCCGGCTCATGTCGACACGGGCCACCGTGCCGCGCTTGACCATGCTGGCCACGCGAACGCCAGGTGCCGTGGTGCCGATGTGTTTCAGCTTGCCGAACTCGTCGACCGTCAGCGGGCCGTGCTCTTGCAGGTGCTTCAGGATGGCGATGGTGCTGGGTTGGTAGGTGGGGCCCATCATGCTCAGGCCTCCGCGCGAAGCGCATAAAAGGTTTGAACAAACCGGTCCCGCCAGGTGGACCAGGGGCAATCGCGCCAACCCTCGAGCAGGTTGTCGGCGGCAGGATGCACCTCCGCACCCGGGGTGTCCAAGGTCGCCCACGGTTCGTGCTGGTCCGCATCCCAAAGCGTCAGATCCCGCCGCTCCGTGGCCAGGGCCACCAGGTCGAAATGCCGGATCGTTGCCCGGTGCGCGGCAAAGGTCGACTGCAGCCCGTACCAGCGGCGTACCTGCACCGCGTGGACATGCTCAAAGCCGTCCCAGGCCCCCTGCAGGCTCCACTTCACGGGGCTGGCCACATCCCCCGTGAAAGCCTCATGGGCGTCGTGCATCAGGCAAGCCAGTTGCACGCTGGGGCTCAGGCCCTCACGGGCGGCGAGGGCGCAACACAGCAGGCTGTGCTCGGCCACGCTGTAGGGGCGCACCGCATGGCCCGTGAAGCGATTGATCTGCGCCAGGGCATGCGCAATGGTCTGAATCTCAAACCGGTTCACCGCCATGCCCACGCCGGCCAGGTGGTGCTCAGCCCCGCGGGCCGTGATCATCCAGGTATCGGCTGCCATGGCTCAATCCTTCGGCACAGCCGATTCACCGGCCAGGGCGGCATAGGCCGCGCCGTCCACGAAGTCGTCCGGGTTGAACTGCCCGTTGCGGGCCGACGCCGCAGAACGGGCCAGCTTCAGCACCTGCATGAAGGCCCAGCCCTGGCGCTCAGTGAGCGACGTGCCCTCCAGGGCATTGAAGGCCGCCACGGTGGCCGCCATGCTGCGCTCCTGTTGGGCGCCCTCGGCGCTGGTGTCACGCTGCACACCGCGGTCCTGGATCGTGGCCGCAGCGGTGCGCAAAAAGCTGTCAGCCGAGGCTGGTGGGACTGGCTTTTGAGCCAAAACTGCCTGCGAAACAGGCAAAACGGCTTTCAAAGGGCGAGCGAGTCTCTTCTGTGTTGAAACAGACATGGAAAAACCTCCGAAGGGTTCAAGCAGCGATCAGGGCTGCAGGGGGTTGGGAATGGGTTGAGGAAGAGGGCAGCGCCTTGCGGCGTGGCGCCAGGGCCAGCCGCTTGGCGGTGGCATGCAGCTCGGCCGTGCGAAAGTCGCCCCGGCCGGTGTAGAAGACCCGGGGCCGGGACAGCACCACGTCCACGGGTTGGCCAGCCACCACCTGGGAGCCATGGCGGTGCCACCAGGCGGCCGCCTCACGGCCAGACCAGCGCACCAGCCAGCTCTCCACCTGGCGCGACTCAGAACCCAGGCGATCCAGCAGCCGCAGCGTGAGCTGAAACGTGCCGTCTGCAGCAGGGGCGATCAAAGGCCGCTGCTTGGCAACAAACATGGTCGAAGTGACGAGGGTGGGCATGGCAGGCCTCTCGCGGTCAGTGGGGCAAAGGGGGCGACAAAGGCCCTGATGCAACAGGAGATGCGGCCTCGGTCCGCTCAAGCTCGGCCACCTCAATGGGGGCAGCTCGGCGCTCATCGGCCACGGCCTCCAAAGCATCCAGCTCGCTGGGGCCCCACAGATGGGCCGTGCCCAGCACCAGGGCCATCACCAGCACACACAGGGCATTGATCAACGTTGTGCGGCTCATGGCATCACCTCCACCAGGTTGCCGAAGTCATCGATCACGGCGGGTGTGGCGCATTGCCAAAGCCGGCCGCGCTCATCCCACATCGACAGTCTCAGGAAATAGCGCAGGGCTTCGAGCGGCCAGCCAAAAATGCGCTGGTCGCGCATCCGGTACCAGTGGCCTTGGGAGGTGTGGCCGAAGTCAGATCCAGCGTTGTAACTGGCCCACCTGAAGGGCGAACCAGGGCGCAAGACGATGGGCTCCGTCAGCGGCTCGCGAGAGAGCAGGGCGGCGGTGTTCATTCGCCACCCCCGACCCGATCCACGCACAGCACCGCCAGGCCTGTGGTGTGTTGGGCGGCAGCCTGGGCGTGGTCAGCGCTGGCGGCTTTGAGCTGGATGGTCGGCAGCTTGCCGTCGGCGGCATGACCATGAACCTCGGAGCGGTCTAGGTCCTTGGGGATCAGGGTTGCGCGGTAGCTGTGCAGCTGCCGGATCTCGTTCGTGTGCATCGTTCACTCCTTTCCGCGTGGGTTACGGTGTGGAGGGAAGTCTACTTTAGATAGACTTGCGAAGTCAATCTTGGGTGGGTGTGCTTCTATATTTGATAGACTATATTTGTGACTATTCCGTTGTCTAATGACGAAAAAAGCCCAGTCGGTGGGCCGTACTTCAAATGGTTTGTCGCAACTAGCCTCTTTGCGGCGGTGCGTGTTCCGACAAATGTCGCCAGTTGGTCCGATTCGAACCGGCCGTCTCAGGCTTTGTATTCCGCTGGACAGGCGCCGGATGAGATGTTCGACGGCAGGGAGCCGCCACTTGCTGTAGCCAGAAGTAGGAGCTCAACGTCTGCGGTAAGCAGAGTCGGCGCGAAGTGAAGGAGACCACCAACAGGCACAGCCTGTTGGTGGCTACTTGCACAAACCGTTAAGCATCCAGAAGCTTGTTGAAATCAACTTCATAGCCCGCAGCTCTCATTTCTTTCGCTACCTCGAACTGCCAATTCGTGTCGTCAACATAGACCACTCCGCTAATGTCACTTGGAAGCTCCACTGTTCCGCTCACGAGCGGGACAACACGCGCTCGTGATAGCTTCGCTATTAAATACCCATGTTCAAAGACTACGTTTTGCCGTGCTCTGGGAAGAAGTTCACCCTTTATAACCGCATCGGCTGTATTACCTTGATCATCCGGTGTGTAAAGGACGATTGCGAATTCAACATCCGTATGTGCTTCGATTTTTTCAATGATCGTCATCCCACGACTTGCTCTTTCATGAAGAATAACAGCCTCGTATCCCAATTTCTCAATGAAGCGAGCAGCCTTGGTCTTGAGTAGATCATCGTGGCCGTGGACCACGAATACTTTCTTGGCTTTTATCCCAATTCCCGCAGGTTTCTGTTTGACTGGCTTAATTGGTGTACTTTGCTCTTCAAACTCTCCGTTATTAACGTCTATTTTTAACGAGTCAATGAAGGCGGCACAAGGTTTTCCGTACTCACGCATGAAGACCGATAGATCACTCTCGTTCATCCCTCGATAAAGGATTGTCTTGCTAAGTTTGGCAGTAAGGCGCGATGAGACTCCAGGCAGGTTCTCTCCTAGGAATCTCTCAAACTGGCGTCTCCATGCGGCAAACCGCTCTCTACCGAAATCATTACCTCGTTGCGAGTAGGCTGGCACCACGTCACTGTCTAGGCGAACGCGGAAACTATCTAATCGCTCAATGATATCTTCCTTTTTCATTCGTATTCTCGCGATTTTTATAGGGATGCCTAACGTTTGAGCTGAGCTGCCTTCAAGGGGCACATTGGCTTGGGCGAAGGGTTATGGTGCAGTTGGTGCGATCCATTGGGCGCTACTTGGAGTGGCTGGTGCTTCAATGACTACCATTGATCTTTGAAGTCGCTCTATACCAAATTCGGAAAGCTCCAAGAGTCCTAATGCAATTAAAAGCCAGAACATGCGTCTCCGAGGGAGTGGTGCCGTTTTGGTGTACAGGAACGAGAGAACTAGAATGGCAGTCCACAAAAGCCCCGCAGGAACGTATCCAAGGATCAGCTCGAATCTGTTTGACCTGTTCTTGTTTCGCTCAAAATAGTCGAAGACGCTTTCGCCGCTGACGGTGAGTTTCTTGACAGCAATGATTTCACCGTCGATTTTATACCCTGGCGATTGTGGACCTGCATAGAAGACGCGGATTTGGCAGCCATCCTCTTGCTCAAGAATTCTGAAGTTGATCAGAAACGAACTTGCAGATTCCTGCTTGACCGAACAGGCAACAACGGCCCTGCTTTGCTTCACCACCGATACTGCGAGAAGCTCGGACGACTGGGCGGTCAGTAAAATACGGATAGGCGTTAATACATCGCTGGCTGAGATGGGCAGATTCCCGGCATTCCAGAAAATGTGGCTGGCAACATGAACGCTTTTCGTCAGTGGTTGGCCATCTTCGCGCGTGACCTTTAGGGGGACTCGCATCTCCTGCTTCGTGTCGTAGACAGTTGATGGAAGCATGTCTACGGCAAAGATCGGCTGTCGCTGCTGAACGCTCTTCTCGTAGTAGTACCAAGAAACATAGACACCGATGATGACACTCACCAGTGCGAGTAGGTAGCCGAAATAGTCGCGTTGCATAGAAAGTTGCTGAGGATGTGCGTGCTAACCTAACGTAGTCCGCACTAAACTGTAGGCTACATCGGGTACTTCGGGCCAAATTTGCAAGAAAATGATGCAATGGGTTTATAGCTCGATTTCTCGGCGCATGAACTTTTTAGATTTCAGAAATAAATGTAGTCATAAAATCGTCCGCTTCTGCTAAATTACGTGCTACACGGTTGTTCTTGATCAGGTCCGTGAGCTAACTTGTTACGGGAAAAATAGCCTGCGTACCGAACTGATCTGTATGCAGTGAGTGCAGGCGCCTATGAAATGGCAGGGCTTGCGCCATACACGAGATGGGGCGCGAGGGTTTTCTAGCCATGCATGTCAATGAGTGGGCTGCTACAGCTATAACGTACGCGGATAAGTTACTTCGTTCCCGCATTCCTTGCGTGTAAACGGCGCTGTTTCCTCATTCCCCATATTTCTATCCTGGCTGCCACTTCGAGGCCGCTACCACGGCGGCGACGGGGTATATCCATTCAATTTCATCCCGCTCTAGGGTTTTTCTGTGGTTGCCGTTGACGGACTCAATGACGACCTCATGCAGCCGATCAATGATCAGCTCTTTTACCATTTTTGATCCATCTTTCAGCGAGATCGCTACGTATTCGCCTGGAACAGGGCGCCCATTTGGCTCCACGATCACAAAAGAGCCATGTCGGATAGCTGGGTGCATGCTGTCACCCTTTACCCGCAGTGCATAGGCTTTGGGATCTGAGCTGTAGCCATCAACATAACCGTCACCGTGCCCGCCAGGGTATTGAAGTTCTTCGTAGTAGCCGTCCGAGCCCATCTTTGCCGTCCCAACAACAGGAGTTCTGCGCGTGGTCTTTGGTGCGCCCGCTGGCTCGAATCCTTCCTGTTGTTCAATCAAGTCACCGGGCAACGGGTACCCGGTCAATTCGTGAATAGCCATCACCTGGTCATAGCTGGGCTTGTTCTTCCCGGTTTCCCAGTGTCCGATGGCGCCTTTGCTGCGGCCGAGCTTCTCGCCCAGTTGCTCCAGCGTCAGCTGCCCTCGTGCGGCTTTAACCCAGTCTTTCAGTTCCATCCGGTGATCGTATAGCTCAGGTAGACAATTTTGGTCTACGAATGATTGATTAAATCGTCTATCTAAAGTAGACTTTGTGGGATTGATGCTTGAAGGAAGTGACATGGAGCACCCCATTGATCGGGCTGGAAAGGTTGTTGGTTCGCTGGCTGAGTTGGGCCGTCGCCTGGGCGTGACCAGAGGCGCTATCAATCATTGGAAGTTGCCAGGCCGCTTTACACCTGCTGAGCACTGCCCCCGCATTGAGCGAATGACAGGAGTTCGATGTGAGGAACTGAATCCCGAGGTTGACTGGGCTGTTCTGCGAATTGCGCAACCAGTCATCCTTGAATCCCCGAAATAAGGGCCGCGCATGGCCAACAAGCTAACCCTGACGCCGCTATCAACCGGGTGCTCCCTCTGGCGTCGCGAAGTGTTCGATTCCCTTCGCAATTTTGCGCACCCTCCTTGGGACGAGGTCTCGAGCGGGCGCCGCCTAAGCAGATCGAGTCGACTTCCATGCCTCGCGCAGTCGAACGCGGCATTTGGCCCCAGTGCGCAAGTGCTGGTGTGCGTTTTTCGGGAAAGGTCGCACTGTCCATCACTACGCGGCATGGTTCCGAACCAAATTGTGGAATTGCGACAGCAGGAGCAGCACACGATGTTTGGCCGCGATTGCCTCGGATGTGCACTTTCCTCCAGGCAGAGTCTCTGTTGCCTCTTCAGTCAATTGCACGAGTCTTGTCATCTGCCTTTCGAAGGCTGGCAGGTTGTCACGAAACCGATCCGCATACAGCAGCGTCAACAAAAGCCGTTGTGCACGCAGTTGCGCCCGCATCTCGGCCTGATCTTCCAGCATGGGCCCGGCCACCTTGACCAGTGCGTCATGCATGGCGGCTTCCAGCTCGCTTGGGTTCATGTCCATCGGTGTGCCTTTCTGGCGTTGGGTTGGGTCTGTGTTCATGCCCTCCAGTTTCTGGTCCAGCCGCGCTGGCCGTATTTCAAATTTCAAAGGGGATTTTCAAAATGACTGATGTCGTCGCAGCGGCGGAGGCGGCCGTGCGCGGGTATCCGGGCAGCACCAAGGTGGTGGCGCTGCTCATGGAGAAGAACCCATCCAGCCTGGCCAGCGAGATCCTGGAGGCGGGCGCCGCCAAGCTGGGCCTGCGTGATGCTGTGAAGATCTCCCAGGTCACCGGCAGCAAGGCCATCCTGAACGCCTTCGCCGAGGCCCTGGGCTGCACGGTCATCGCCATGAACCACCAGTTGAGCGGCGCCGACCCCATGTACCTGCTCAGCCAGCTCGGGGCCAGCTTCGCCCGGGTGCTGGAGATCGAGGCGGCTGCCGCCTCCAAGGCCCGGCCCAACTACAACGACCTGCAGGAGCTCGAGAAACGCTGGCTGGCTCACGTGGCCATCGGGCAGGAGATCGTGACTTACCTTCGGGCGGCCCACGACCACGGCAAGCCCGACTGCATGAAGGCGCCCCGTTTATGAGCGGAAAACTGGTCGGCATGGTCTTTGACCACTACCCGAACGGGGGCAGCGAGCTGCTGCTGGCGGTGAAGCTGGCAGACAACGCCGACGACTTCGGCCACAACATCTACCCCTCGGTGGCCACGCTTGCGCGGCAGACCCGGCAGTCTGTGCGCACCGTGCAAAACCAACTGCGGCGCATGCAGGACATGGGCTGGCTGCTGCTGGTGCGCCACAGCGCGGGCGGGCGCGGCTTGGCCCGGGTGTACCACATCAACCCCGCCTTTGTGCGGGCGTATGACAGCCGCATCCCGCCGGCAGACCGGGGCACCTGGGCACCCAATGAGCCCGGCAGTGGCACCGACCCGAACGTGCCCCAGGCCGCCCGACAAAAGGGTGCAAACCTTGCACCCTTTGCCGAAGGGGTAGAAATTGACGCAAAGGGTGCAATGCTGGATGCACCCTTTCAGCCCAAAACGCGGGCCAACAGTGCCGGGCAGCACCCATCGCAAAAGGGTGCAGACCTTGCACCCTTTGTTCAAACCGAAAGGGTGCAACCTGGAGCACAAAAGGGTGCAACAGCTATTGCGCGAAAGGGTGCAACAGCTGCTGCACCCGAACCGTCATTAACCGTCATAGAACTAAATACCCCCCTCACCCCCCTGCCGGGGGAGAGCGAGATCGACCGGGTCTTCCAGAACTTCATCGAGGCGTTTCCGCAGGCCCGTCGCCAAAGGCTGGCCGACACGCGCCAGGTCTTCGACGCGGTGGTGGGGCAGGGCGAGGCCACAGCCCAGCAGATCGCCGAGGCCGCAGCCCGCCAGGCCAAGGCCCAGGCTGGCGACTGGTTGCCGGGCAATGGCCGATGCTTTGCCCCCACGCCACTGCGCTGGCTGCGCGAGAAGCGCTGGCAGGACATGGCTCTGGCGCCTATGGGGCCCGCGACACCGGCCGCAACCCCATGCCGCGAGGCAGCAACCGTGAGGGCCAGCGACCTGACCGCCGAGCAGCGTGCGGCCAACAAGGCCCGGGCCGCAGCGCTGGCCCAGGCCACCCGCGATGCCGTGAACCAAGCCCGGCTGGCCCGCCTGGGCGAACGGAGGGCCAACGCATGACCCGAACCTACATCCTCACCCAACTCCTGCGCCTGGGTCCACTGACCCTGCGCGAGATCGTGACCATCACAGGCTGGTCTTCGAGCTGCGCCGGGGGCGCACTGCGCAACACCTTGGACACCAACGCCGTCCAGGAACTGCGCCACCGCAGCGGCGTGCGCTACGTGGCCACGGCCGGCAGGCTCGATGGCCAGGCTGGCGACCAGGTGGACCTGGCAGAGCAGGGCAGGGCCCCTACCCCCCGGGCCTGCGGGTCCTCCTGGCAGGGGGCCAACGCGGGTAATTCGCACCGCCCGCTCGCGCTGTTGCGTGAGTGCCCTAAGGGGGTTAAGTGAAGCTCATCCCCCTACTGGATCAACCCATCTCGCAAGCCGAGTTCGCCGAGATGGTGGGCCTGAGCGAAGCCCGCGTGAGTCAGCTCATGGCCGACAGCGTGATGGTGCGCGGCGACACGGCTCACGCCTGGCTCATCGCCTATTGCGAACGCCTGCGCGACATGGCTGCAGGCCGTGCTTCCTCCGAGACCGGCGGCCTTGACCTGGTGCAAGAACGCGCGGCCCTGGCCCGCGAGCAGCGCATCGCCCAGGCCCTCAAAAACGCTGTCGCCCGCGGCGAATACGCCCCCGTGGGCCTGCTGGCCGATGTGCTCGGCATGGCCAGCAGCGCCGTGGTCGATCGCTTCGACCAGCTCGAAGGCACCCTGCAGAAGGCCTGCCCCGACCTGCCCGAAGAAGCCAAGGCCGCCGTGATGCAAGTCCTGGCCTCGGCCCGCAACGAGTGGATCAGGTCCACCGCCCGCCTAGTCACCGAGCAGGTGGATGCCATGGCCCAGGCCGACGACGACACCGATACCTCCACCGATAACGACACAGAAGGGCTCCCGTTTTGAACACGGCCACCGTCACCCTGCACAACGAAACCGCCCAGGCCATCGTGCGCTCGGTCCGCCTGGGTCTCGACAGCCTCCGCGCGGAAGTCCCCCAGCGCCTGAGCGAATGGGCCTCCGAGCACTTCAAGCTCGCTGGAGAAAGCTCCCACCAGAAAGGTGGCTGGGTCGGCTGGTCCTTCCAGACCGGCATTCTCGACTTCATGAGCGACGACCGCATCGAAGACCTCGCCGTCATGAAATCCAAGCGCGTGGGCTACACCAAGATGATCACGGCCTTCGTGGCCTACAACATCGCCCACCGCAGGCGCAAGCAGGCTCTGTGGCAGCCCACCGACGATGACCGCGATTCCTACGTTAAAAGCGAGATCGACCCTGTGCTCGATGCGGTGGAGGCCGTGCGCAAGGCCCGCAAGCAGGGCAAGGCCAACGAAGACACCATCAAGTTCAAACCCTTCCGCGACAGCGTGCTGCACCTGCTGGGGGGTAAAGCCAAGCGGGCCTACCGCCGCATCACGGTGGCCGTGGCCATCCTGGACGAGTGGAGCGCCTTTGACCAGTTGATCGAGAAGTCCGGCGACCCCGGCGGCCTGGCCAAGGGCCGGCTTGAAGGCGCGGCCTACCCCAAGTTCGTCGGCGGCTCCACACCGGGGGTTAAGGGGCTGTGCCACGTTGAACGTGCCTGCGACAACTCCGAAGGCTATGTGCGCTTCCACATTGCGTGCCCGCATTGCGATGCCGAGCACCCGCTGATGTGGGGCGGCAAGGACAAGGCCCACGGCTTCAAATGGGACAAGGGCCGCCCGGAAACGGTCCGCCACATCTGCCCGCACTGCCGCGAGCCCATCGCCCAGGCCGACTACCTGCCCGGTGGCCAGCCCATGGCCGGCACCTGGGTCTGCAGCAAGACCGCCAAGCGCTACGGCCCCGACCGCATCTGGCGCGACAGCCAGGGCCTGCCCACCCTGCCCCCCAAAACCCTGGGCGTGCAGGTCTGGGCCGCCTACAGCCCGCAGCGCAGCTGGGCCAGCATCGTCAAAGAGTTTGAAGAGGCGGTCTCGGCCCTGGAGAAGGGCGACCCCGGCCCCATGCAGCTCTTCGTCAACGAAACCCTCGGTGAAACCTGGGAGGTCAAAGGCGAGCGCAGCGACGAACACGCCCTGCAGGCCCGGGCCGAAGCCTTCCCCCTGTGCCAGGTGCCCGTGGGCGGCCTGGTGCTCACCGCAGGTGTTGACGTGCAGCGCAACCGCTGGGAGATTGCCGTCTGGGCCTGGGCCCGGGGCCTGGAGTCCTGGCCCGTGGACCACCACATCATCGAGGGCAACCCGGCCAGCGAAGAGGACTGGCAGCAGGTCACCACCTACCTGCAGCGACGCTACCCCCAGGCCTACCACGCGGGCAGCCTGGGCCTCTCGGGCATCTCCATTGACTCCAGCGACCAGACCCAGGCCGTTTACAACTGGGTGCGCAAGAACCAGCACCAGCTCCCGTGCCTGCGGGCCGTCAAAGGCCGGGGCGAAGAGGGCGTGCCCGTGCTGGGCCCGGCCAGCATCCAGGACATCAACTGGAATGGCCAGAAATGGCCCCAGGGCGTGAAGCTGTGGAACGTGGGCGTGGACACCGCCAAAGACCTGCTGCTGGGTCAACTCGCCATCCCCACCCCGGGCCCGGGCTATGTGCACTTCAGCCAGGACCTGCCGCGCGAATGGTTCGAGCAGCTCACCGCCGAGCAGCGCATCCTGGCCAAGCTCAATGGGCGGGATACGTACCGCTGGGTCAAGCGCCGCCCGCGCAACGAGGTGCTGGACTGCCGCAACTACGCCCTGCACTCGGCCATGAGCATCGGGTTGCACCACCACAGCGACCGCAAGTGGCAGCAGATCGAGGCGGCGGTGCAGCCGGTGAATGCGGATCTGTTCAGTGCTCCGTCGCCTGCCAAGGCTCCAGCAATCGCGGTGGCACCCGAGCCCAGCCCGCCCCGCACCGAGGAACCCCAAGACCGCGGCTACGCCCGCCGCCGATCCCCGGCCCCCACCTTCACCCGCGCCTGGTGACCCTGCAGCCTCATTATGAAAATCCACGCCCAGATCAACTTCCCCGACCCCGCCCGGCTGGTGGGCGAGCTGGCCAAGCAAACCCGCTTTGCCCTGAAGACCGCCCTCAACACCACGGCCACCCAGGTGCGCGACGGCCTGCGCTCCGAGATCCAGCGCACCATCGACCGGCCCACGCCCTACACCCTGAACAGCCTCTTCATCCGGGCGGCCACCTCCAAAAACCTGGAGGCCACGGTCTGGCTCAAGGACGAACGGGCCACGTCCAATGCCGGCACCCCCGCCACCCGCTACATGCTGCCCCACATCGTGGGCGGGCAACGCACCCTCAAGCGCTTTGAACGGGCCCTGCAGATCACCGGCCAGATGCCCAAGGGCTGGTACGCAGTGCCCGGGGCCGGGGCCCGGCTCGATGCCTTCGGCAACATGAGCTCGGGCCAGATCATCCAGATCCTGAGCCAGTTGCGCGTCACCCTCACGGCGGGCTTCACGCGCAACATGTCCACCGACGCCCGCAGCAAGATCGCCGCCCAGCGCAGGGCCGGTGGCCGCTTCTTCGTCGTGATGCCGGGGGCCAAGGGCCTGCGCCCGGGCGTGTACCAGCGCGAGTTCATGGGCCGCCAGGTCACCCCGGTGCTGATCTACGTGACGGCGGCCAATTACCGCAAGCGCCTGGCGTTTGAGACGGTGGGGCAGCGCATTGCGGATGCGCACCTGCTGAACAACTACCGCCAGGCTTATGCGCAGGCCTTGGCGACGGCGCGGTGATGCCGTGCCTCAGTGCCCCGCGACAAGGCCC